GGAAGCGATGTCAACCATCGAAGGAAGCGCTACAGCCACAAAAGCGGCATGGGAGAATGTCATCACTGCGATCGGAAGCGGTGAGGGCATTGCTGAAGCGACAGAAGGACTGATCGGAGCTTTGTTCGGTGAGAATGAAGGCGAAGGATTTATCAATCAGATCATTCCTAGAATCGAAACGATCGTGGACGGCATCGGAACGTTCTTAGTCGAAGCATCACCGAGGCTGTTGGAAGCCTTGGCGAGCGTTGTTGAGATTATTGCAGGCGCTCTTCCGGAAGCCGTGACTACTATCTTTCCGGTACTTGGACAGGCGGCTTCAAGCGTTGCATCAACGCTATTTACTTTCTTGATGGAGAACTTGCCGACCTTAATCTCGGCAGGAATGTCAATGTTGCAAAGCATCGTAGACGGAATCGTGAACAATCTGCCGACATTGATCTCAACCGGAGTCAGTATGCTTGCTCAATTGGGAGCAACAATCATTGCTTACCTTCCGGAACTCCTTGCAATGGGAATCGAACTGATCGCATCACTGGTGAGCGGAATCATTCAGAGTATTCCGGAAGTGGTGAGCGGAATCGGTGAGATACTTCAGAGCGCTTGGGATGCTTTCGTTAATTATGATTGGCTGTCGCTTGGTAAATCAATCATCGATGGCATCGTATCCGGTATCACAAACTTCGGCGGAGCTATTTGGGATGCGCTGAGTGGCGCTGTTAGCGGAGCGTTTGAAGGTGTAAAGAACTTCTTCGGAATCGCATCGCCTTCAAAGTTGATGCGCGATCAGATTGGTAAATTCATTCCTCAAGGTATCGCCGTCGGTATCGAAGCTGATGCTGACAGCGTTACAGACGCGATGCAAGAGCTGTCAAATATGACAATGGATGCGTATGATCCTCAATTCAGCACATCCGTTCCGACTCCATATAGCGATACAGCTATTGTTGGAGCGATCAATGAATTGAAGGCAACGATTTCTGATATGAAGATCATCCTTGATTCCGGAACATTAGTCGGAGAGCTGACTCCTGCTTTCGACACAGCGCTTGGAAGCAGAGCGGTGTACAGCGGAAGAGGTAACTGATATGGATAGACCTTTTTATTCAATTACCATAAACGGAAAAAATACATGGGATGAATGGAAATTGATGCCTGTGAAAGCAGGAAAAATCGAGTTTGCTACTCCGGAAATGAAGTATGAATCCGTTGAAATTGCAGGATCAGACAACGCGCTCGATATGAGCGAAGTTCTGACAGGATATCCGCTGTATGAATCCCGCAGAGGATCGCTTACATTCAGATTTTTCGACACCGGAGTTCCTGCTCGGTCGAGATTTGATCGGTTAAAGAATTTCGTTCACGGAAAAAAAGTGAAAGTGATCAACGAAGATCAACCGGAATACTATTACGAAGGACGAATGATGGTGGGAGATTTCAAGCCAAGCAAAGGAAATTGGGGAGATGTTGAAATCTCCTACATTCTCGATGCATACAAGCTCGAAATCAATTCAACCGCTGATGACTGGCTGTGGGATCCATTTAACTTTGAAAATGGTGTAATCCGTGAATATGGTGAAATTATGATCACAAATCACGGAACAGTTACGGTTATTGGCTCAAGAAAACCGACTGTTCCGAGATTCACCGTCACAGGCGGAGGTCTGAATTTAACGATCGGAACATCCGAGTATTATCTTCCTGTCGGAAAGACGATCTTTCCGCAACTGGTACTCACGGATCAAGAGTATGAGTTTGTATTTGATGGTCATGGAACAGTCAGTATTGACATAACGGCAGGGTCATTATGAGCTTTACGATTACAGCAACAACGGAAAGTAATCCGGATATCATCAATACTTGGAGAAGGTACTGGTATCAAGGAGCTTGGCAATATTGGGAATTAAGAACTGTCGCATGGATTTCGCAAGACAGTTCAAAACTAGAGAGTACAATCAAATACAAGTGGCAAATCTATCAGTACAACTATTATCCGAAATGGGAGGACAGTCATACTTATACTCTTTCGTTCGGAGATACATCTGACTCGGTATCCTTTGCGATGCCACAGTCGCAAAGTAACGGAACAAGAGATATGTGTTCTGCTCGAACGCTTGGCACGTTTAAGCACAATACAAGTACAGGTGAGTTAAGCGGTACATTCGGATTTGAAGGCGCTCAATGTGGTGGTTACAGGGCGGACGGTTCATATGTTGAATGGTCTACATTTGATGAAGAAGTAAGCGGTAGCGTCAAAAGTATTCCGATTCCGGAACCGGAACCGGAGCCATCACCGGAGCCGACTCCAACACCGGAACCGGAACCGGAGCCTCCTACTCCGCTAGAGTTTGATAATGATCCGCACTATTACATCTATGCTGACGGTAATCTCGTCTATGCGGCAGGAGTTGAAGGTTACTATGTAACAAATCCGAAGCTGACGCTTGAGGTCAATAAAGCAGGATCACTGACTTTCGATCTTCCAGTCGGCTCAGAGATGTACAATCAGATCAGTAAATTGAAGACTACTGTCGAGTGTCGGCAAGGTAACGAAGTTCTGTTCCGTGGCAGATTGTTAAACACAAAGCGCAACATGATGAATACCATTACTTGCTATTGCGAAGGCTTTTTGTCATGGATGAATGATATTGTACTGACTCCATATACAAGGTCAAACATGCAAGCTCGCGATCTGCTGAAGTTATTCCTTACTTGGTACGATTCGCGAGCTTCTCAGAACCGTCAAATTACATATAAATATTCGGATATCTCGGCGAATGTATCAATCGAATCAAAAGATCATTCGAATTGTTGGGAACAGATCAAGAAGGTTCTTATTGATGGAGTCGGCGGTTATGTTGTGCCGTATCTGACTGCATCCGAAACAGGAATCCAGTGGTTAAGCACTTACGGTGCATCAACATCTCAGATCATCCAATTCGGATCGAATATCAAGGATATTGAGGAGTATATTGACGCATCGGAAATATTCACTGCTGTCAGACCGTACGGAAAAGAAGTCAACGGAACAAGGGTATCGCTCGCTGATGAGTTCGTAACAAACAGTGATGCAATCAACACGTTCGGAAGGATTGAGAGAACTGTTTTCTTCGATGAAATCACTTCCGAGTCAGCTCTTCGGACAGCGGCATCAACATATTTGAGGACTGGCATCCAGTCAGCAATGACGATGACTGTAAAGGCTGTTGATCTTCATCTGTTGGATGTTGATATTGAGAGAATCAGACTTGGCGACTCGGTGAGAGTTGTATCAGTTCCGCATCAAATCGATGCGTATTTTTTATGTACAAAAATGTCGATTGATATGGCTCATCCGCAGAACTCCGTTTATACGTTTGGAGCAACACAACGGACGATCAGCGAGCTTACTAATCCGAGCTACAATCGTTACATTATTTCAGAAGGAGCTTAATACATGTCAGATATTGAAACAAATCTGCAAACTATACTCGATGCCGTTTATGGGAAAGACGTACGGCAGTCAATTCATGACGCAATTCATGATTGTTATGAGGATGGAAAAACAGGAGCAACCGATCTTCTCGCAAGAGAGCGAATCAGTCAAATTGTAAGCAGTTCAAACGCATCGTTAAGCGGTTATGCCGTTGAAACAAAGCAATTTGTATTGTCAGATCAGCATACATTGGCAACAGGTGACTATACATATACTGGATCAACAAGTTTTACAGAAGATGTAACTATCATCGATGTATTTGCTTACAATATGGTTGGTCAGACAGGCGTTCCGATCAGTTACAATCTTAGCAACAGAACTCTCACAGCGACAGCAACCGTACCAGTTACAGCTACAGGAGGCGGAATTTCTGTCATGGCTGTTTACTTGGTGCAAAGACCAATCAGAATCACCGAATTAGCTGATATTCGCATCGGCGAAGATGGCACTGAATATCCGACAGCAGGAGATGCAGTCCGTGAACAGATTTCCGATTTAAAGAGCCAAATAAGCACCAAGACAGGATTATCAGAAGAAGCTAAACAGGCACTCCTTGCGTGCTTCGAACACATCGGCGGATTATATACAGACGCCAACGCAAGAACATATATTGCAAATCTCAGAAACGCTTTATATCCTCCGACAAATCTGACAAGCATTTCAGCGGTCTATGTACAGAGCGGAACAGTCTATGATACGGATGCGCT